CCGATGACGCCAGCGTCGGAGTTCGACACGGGCGACTCTTCACCACGGCCCAGGCGGCCGACGATCGCCACCGTGGCCGACGCACCGGGGGTGTAAGACACCTTCAGGTAGCGCTTCTTGGCCCGAGTGTCGATGTCCATCTTCATCACGGCAACGGCATTGGTGTTGCTCACCGCCGGGATCGAGAACCCGCCAGTGCCGCCGCCCACGAGGGCCGTGACGTTGGTGAAGTTCGCGTTGGACTCGTCGGACTCCTCGACCTTCACGACGTTGGCAAACACCGTGCTGGCGTTGCTGGCCCGAAGGACCGTCACGCTGGCGTGGTCGTAGCCGATGGTGTCGATCGTCAGCGTGGCGGTCGCAGTCGCACCGACAGCCGCGGTGGGCAGTTCAGCGACGACCTTGTGATTCTGGGCGTGGATCATGCTCTAGGTGCTCCTTGTGTCTACTGATCAGGCCGACTTGAGGGCGATCACAGGACCGACCTCACTCGTCGTGCCGAGGCTGTGGTGGTTGATGTCGAACCGCATGGTCCCCTGGAGGAGCAGTTGATCGGTGGTCGCGTAGACCTGATCGAACAGCCGCACCGAGAAGTCACGCCGACGGGCGTAGATGCTGGACAGGTTCATGTTCCCGAACAGCACCTTCACCTTGTTGCTGTCGGCGCCGAGGGTGCTGTTGAGCACATGCACCATCCGCACCGGATAGCCCAGGAAGGACTCGCCAGCGTCGCGGCCGAGGTTGTCCACCGTGTTGCCGCCTGCCGCGTACTTCAGGCGAGCGATGCTCGCGGCGTAGCCGGCGGGCGAGACGTACCAGGCGGCACCCTGACGGGCAAAGAGCGGCAACTTGCCCATCGCGGCGAGGAAGTCCTCGACGTCGAGGGTCTCGAAGCCGGTGTTGCCCGACGCAGCCGACACCACCGAGGCGGTGTGCGTGCCGTCGTTGATCTTGTTGACGATGCCGTTGATGCCGCCGTACTGGCTGGTGCCGTCGCCGAGCCAGCCGCACAGATCGATGCGGTAGGCCAGGCTCGTGGCGAACTCGGCTGCCACCGCGTCAGCCAGCGAGACGAGGGCGTCTTCGACGACCTCGGTGCTCATCCGGCAGCCAACCGCCAACTTCTTGGCGACGAGCGACACGTTGCCGTAGGTCGGCTCGCTCTCAGTGACGCTCGACCCCTCGCCCACGAAGTAGGCCGTGGTGCCGGTGAGCCGCTTCGGGATGACCATCGTGTCACGCGACATCGACACGTTCTCGGCCGAGCCGGGGAAGGTGCCGTAGGTCTCGACGAGGCGGATCACCCGGTTGGCGAACTCCTCGGGAACCAGAGCGCCACCCGCCGAATTGCTGCCCTCGTTGAGGGCGCGGGCCTCGACGCCGTGGTCACGGCACCACCGGAGGTCGTCGGCGTTCTTGAACACCGTCGCCCGCAGCCACCGGCCGCAGCGATAGGCGCTCTCGACGGCGTCAGCCGAGTCGTTGAACGCCCGCAGGGTCGTGTGATGCGGGTGGACCGCCCGAATCTCGGTCTTCTTCGGCTGCTCGGCCGCAGGGGCCGCAGCCGGGGCGGGGGCGGCCTTCTCGACCACAGCCCGCAGTTCCGCCTCCTTGGCGGCGAGCGAACCCTCGAACTCCAGGTCGGACTTGACCTTGTCGGCCTCGTCGGAGAGCCGACGGAGTTCCGCGGTCTGATCCTCCGAACGCTCGGCCACATCGGCCAGTTCGGTCATCCGCGCGGCGATCGCCGCGGCACGGTCCTGAAGACGCTTGAGGTTGCTCGCCATGGTTGGCCTTGCTCCTTGATGAAGCCGGCCAATCGCACAGGTGCGGCGGCCGGCGGGTGTGTTGCCCGCAAGCGCGCCGCGAATTGAGTCCTCAAGTCGCTCGCACTGCTCCCTGCGAAATCCTTCGCAGGGCGTATATCTTGATTTGTAGGGTACGGACTACTTGCCGTGCAAGTGAGTCCGCAGCAGCGTTGCCTTGAGCGATGCGATGGTGGAGCGGAAGGCGTCGGTGTTGACGCTCACCTTGACCTCGATGCTGCGCGCAGCATCGGCTTCCATCTGCTTCACCTTCCGCGCTGCCCAGTTCTTCGCAGGCGTGCCGCCCCACAGGAGCCACGCCACGAAGCCGGGCTTCTCTTCGCCGGCCTTGTCCCACCCAGGGGACTTGCTCGCCGACTCGTGCCGCGCGAACCAGGCATTCATCTCGCGAACCCACTCGGGGTTCATTTCCTCGCGGCGAGCAAGGCGGTTGGCGCGGGCGACTGTCTCCGGCTTCAAGCCGTCGCCGCTCTTGCCCTCTTCGTGGAGTTTGAGGCCACGCTTCGCCGCAGCCGCCATGCCAGCCGTCGGTTTCAGGCTCACGGCTCGCTCGTCCGGCATTGAGTCGATGAAAGCCGGCACCTCGCCCATGATGTTGCTGGCGGCGACCAGTTCGCTCATGTTCTTGGCGACGAACTCGTCGGATTCCCCCCAGTAGCCCTCTTCGTTCTCATACTTCCGCACCAGGGCCGCAGGGTCGTCTGGCGAGGCGACGATAGGCTCCTCGGAGTAGTCGCCGATCTTGCCCTCCTCCATGACGTATTCGATTCGGCCCACGCCGCCGTCCCACGCCACGAAGTCGCCGGCCGCGTAGATCACTGGCGCCGCCCGCTCTTCCACTCCGGCTTCCACCGCACCGTCGCTGGCTTCGCCTTGCTGCGGAGTAGGCGACGCAGAATCTTCGACCACAACTGGAGTCTCTCGGTGCTCACTTTTTGCCATCTCCAAGGCTCTTCGGCTGACGAATGCCTCCGTCGCCGGATAGGCGGGGTTGTCCACGGGGCCGGCGTCCCCGAGGAAGTCAAACGACCTGATCTCGCGGATCATCCGGCCGCTGGCGTCCTTGAACCACTTCTCGCCGGCTCCGCTGGTGCGGAAGGCGAAACTCGATCCGCGCACGTCCCCGCGCTCGATGCTTTCGACGACGTCGGCGTCGGCCTTCTTCGGATAGATCGTGTACCGCAGGCCACGCTCATCCAGTTCCAACTTCATCGTCCCGCTGGAGGTGCGGGCGAGGAGTCGCTCGTGGTTGTAGCGGCCGAAAACGTCTGGATTCTTGGCAAGGACGGCGTCGAAGGCGCCGGGGGTGATTCGCTCGACGAACCCTCCCAAATCCTGCGAATCGGAGTTGTACAGGGCGGCGTACCCGCGAATGACCGTGCGGCCATTCTCGCTCTGCCGAACCTCCAGGCCGGGCGCTTCCGCGATCAGCCGTCGCTCAAGTTCGCACGATCCGTCCATGATGCCGTCGCCTCCTCATACGGCCTGCCGGAGCGGTGGCACTCCAGCAGGCGATTCCTCGACTCTTCCATCCAGTCGTTCACGAACACCTCGATGTCGCGGCCGGTAGCCTGTGCGGCGTCGAGGAGTTCCGTCTTCATCCGCTGCTCGTGGGCTTCGAGCCACGCCTGCAACTTCCCGGCCTTGTTGCGCCGCTCCAGAATGCCGTCGGCCTCGATGGCGGCGAGGCGTCGAAGCGTCGTGCGGAAGAGGGTCTCGGAAGCCGACCGCGTCGCAGCGTCAGCAGGCGTCGGGCCGTCGTTGCCGTCGCTTGCGGTGTCAGCGGCATCGCCGCTGACACTATCCTGACCCTGACTTTGCTGCCCACCGGCAGGCAGCGGCGCCGTCTGATTCTGCGCCGCCCCCGTCGGATTGTTGACCGTGAAGGCGTCGAGCAACTGCATATTCACCTGGACGAACCGCTTGTCGCCCAGGCCGTCGGAGAGCGGGTTGTAGCCGATCTGGCCGCGAATCTCGTCCACCGAGAGGCAGCCCATATTGAACATCTCGCGGAGGAACTGCGAGCGGGCCTGGTAGTCGCCGGCCATCAGGGCCGACAGGTCGAACTCGACGAAGTAGTTCTTGTCGTCGGCAATCAGGTCGCGGCGGCAGGCAAACTGCCAGCGGCGGCAGTGCGGAATCAACGAAAACGTCGCAAAGTCGATGGCCGACTGCTCGACGGTGTTGTAGCGGACGTTTGACAGGTCGCCGAGGAGGTGGAGGGGGACGCGGTAGCCCCGCGCTATCTCCTCGGTCGCGTACCTTCGTGTCTCGATGAGAGCGCTGTGCTGGTTGTTGACCGGGTCGGCTTTCTTGTGGAAGCCGAACGGCATGATCACGGTTCCGAACGCCTTGTGCGGGCCGCGGTGGGCGTCGTCCCACTGGTTCTTGAACCGCTGGAGCACCTCCGGCTTGTGGGGCTGATCGACCTCGATATACGCCCCCGTCGATGCCCCGTTGCCAAAGAATGCGCTGGAGTACAGTTCCGTCGCCCTGGCGAGGGCGATGGCGTCCTTGGACAGGTTCGTGGGGATGTAGCCCGTCACGCCGTCCGACGAGAGCCACCGCAAATGGAAAATCTGATCCTGGCGGTAGAGCGTCGGGGTGGCCTTGTTCGGCTCCAGGTACTGGTACTGGAGTTTCCCGACGGAGTTCGCTCGCTCGCTTTCCAGCCGCACGATCGTCATCCGGCTGGCGTGGAGCGGAATCAACTGGTCAACGCTGCCACGCCGGCCCGGCCGGATCAGGCAGTAGGCGTTGCCCCAGAGGAGCATCTGGCTCATCATCCACTCGCGCCACTCGAACGACGTCATCCAATCGTTCGGCTGATAGGCGAGCACTTCCTGAAGCGGATGATCCTCGGCAATCTCCTTGCCGCCCCCAGGCAGCCGCCGGTAGACGTTGAAGGGCATCGACGCGATCGACTCTGACAGCACGCGGACGCAGGCCAGGACCGTGCTGCACGCCAGGCTGCCCTCGGGGCTGACGGTCACGCCGGCCGTCGTCCGATTGCTCTCGATGATCTCCTCGAACACCCGCGACAGGCTCGACCGCATCTCGACCAGATCGCCGATGTCTTCGTCCATTGGTTCAGAACACTATGAGGGTTGGTTCTTCGGCAGGCCCATGCGCCTCGCTGCTGGCAAGGCCCAGGCTCATCACCAGCGCCACGGCGGCGTCGATCCTGGCGGTCGAGTGAGAGTGTTGTTTTGTAGGCTTGATGTTCCCGGCGTCATCGACGCGGACTTGCATATTGCTCAAATGCAGGGCGATAGCCTTGTTGTCACCGAGTCGCAACCGGCCGCCCAGCACGAGGGCTTCCAGCAACTTCGTCGGCGCGCTCATCGAGGCGTACCCCTGTCCGTAGGGCTTAACTTCGATGCCCTCGGCCACGAGTTGCGTCGTGATGTGCGTAGCGTTCCAGCGGTCAATGGCTACAGCCCGAACCGCGTTCTTCTCGCAAAACGAGAGGACGTAGTTACGAACTGCATCAAAATCAACTAGATCGCCTTCTGTTAGTGTACAGAATCCGTCCTTGGCCCATTGGCGATACGGCGCTTCGTCCCGGTCGGCATTCTCCTCGGGGATGAAGATGTGACAGTGGACGTCGAACGACCCGTCATCGTCAGGCCAGACGGCGACGAACGCCGTCGTGTCGGTGTTGCTCGACAAGTCGAGGCCGCAGTAGGCGATCCGCTCGCCCGGCGGCTTCGTCGGCACCATGCACTTGTCGATCACGCCGCTGCGGAAGAAGCGGTTG